ACATAACTCCTTAAATGTAGTGCCAAAGGCATCAAGCTGTTTCAAGGCCACCTCTTCTGTGGCGAGTACGTCAGCTTTTCCGTACTCTTCTACTATCTCCCACGGTATGTCGTAAAAGGTCTTACCGTCCTTGAGGTACGGCGAAACAAGGTCTTTCTCCTTTTGGGTAACGTCATACTTTTCTGCAACAGCAGCAAGTCCAAGAGGCCAACGCTGGGCCTTTGCCAAAATATATTCCGCAACCATTGTATCATATACTTCTCCATTGAAAAAGAAACCACACTCTCTGATCCATGATAGATCAAACTTAATGTTGTGTCCAACAATTGTATCAGCCTCGTTGAGTGCTTCTTGAAACAACTCCGGTGCAAAGTCGTGAGGTTCCCTGTCTGCATGATAGTAGCAGTGGTAGTGTACGTGAGGCGATGACAAACGCTTGTACCCAATAGATACAAGACGGTTGCCAAAATAGGGCAGTGCTGTTGTCCCGCCCGTTTCTTTCTGTATGTGGGTTGTTTCTACGTCGAAGGTCAGTACGTTCATAGCTCTGTCTTTGTATCTGTTAAAATTTTGTTTTCATATTTTGAAACGAGACTCACACCCAACTCTTTTTGTTTTTCATTTATATTAGTTAAATGAATAATCTTTCTACCGTCCTTTTTTGTGTGAACGTTTGCAGTCTTACTATCATACATCATTAGCTGACCAGAGTTAACATCTAAAGTAATAAAATCAACTGGACCAGTAGATGACACGTTACGAAAAACCTCGTAGCCAGAATTTAAAAAGTAATGACATAATTCAAGTTCAGTAACGTCTCCTATTCTTTTAGCACACTTATTCATTTATTATCTCCAAACGTGTGTATCATGTGGCAGTTTGCACAAAGAACCCTGCACTTCCTGACCTCATCCATCAAACGTTTTAACTTCAAGGTTATCATGTTAGATACATCTCGAACTTTTAGAGACGGGTCTAGGTGGTCAAACTGAAGAGCAGCAGGGTTTTCGTTGTAACCACACAGACTGCACCCTTTACGCACTTTATACATGTTGAGCCACCGTCGTCTTATTTTTTTCAAACGTGCCTTGTTATCGTGATTTCTTTTTTTGGCAGCATAAAATTTATCTGGGCTTCTCCAATCTTCGTGTTTACCAGACATGCCCCAGAATACCATTCCATCTTCTCTGACATAGCCGTGCTTTGCCATCAGTAATACACTCCACTGTCAATATCAATCTGTGCGTTGATCATACCATGCCACCCATTGAGTTTGTTTTTTGATATGCAGATATGCCTTACTGTATTTTCTACCTCACTTGATCCTGTCTTGCCAATACCAATAATGATGTCAGCCTCGCCAGCCTTACCAGTGCGTGAGTTGTCAAGCATAGAATAATCAATCCACTGCCTATCGTGTGCGTCGTAGCTTGCCTGACTAACTGCCCACATCAGCAGTTTGTTTCGCTTTGCTATCTCACGAGCATACACATACGTTTCTTTCAAACGTTCATCCCCACGATTGAACTCACCAGATATACGAAACTTGTCAAGCTGATCGCAGAACATAATGTCCGGTTTGTTTAGCTTGGCATACTCGTCCACCTCTTCAACAGAGGTGCCAACAGAGTCCATAATTGTTAGCAGAGGGGCTATCTCATCAATGTACTTTAGCGAAAGACTACGCCTGTCTTCTACCATCTGTGTCCTAGTCAATCCAAAGTAAGACTGTATTATACGCAGCTTTATTTTTGGTGCGGGTTCCTCGTTTGCCCAATACACAACCTTGAAGCCCCGCTTGATATATAGTGCAGCAAGAAAGCAACAGAACGTGGTCTTACCAACTTCGGGTCTTGCAAACAGTATACCCAAGTTACCCCTGTCCAGACCTGACACGTTCTCCGCAATCAGGTCATAGTCGAAAGGGAAGTCAGGATCACCAGCCTCGTTGTCTAACAGGGACTCCAAGTCATCCTCTACCTTAGTGTAGGTAGTTTTGTCACTGATGCGTCCGTCTTCTACTGTATCGATCAGTCTGCGTAACTCACCAAACTCCTCACTGTCACCCGTAAAGATGTCAATTGCTTTCTCACCAATCAGACGAGCGCGATCACGCAGCCAGAAGTTATGTACAAGATCAAGATGTAACTCGAAGTTGTCAGCGTTACCCACATCCAAACCAGCTATAGTTTCATGCACCTTGTTACGGGTTGCTTCCGGCATTGCAGGATTGCGATCATTAAACAAACTGCTTAGTTCAGACTTGGTTAAATCCTTTGCATACTTTGTATGAGAGAATGTCAACGTGTCGAATATGTCACGCATTTCTCTGTCAAACATAGACCTGTCAATAATGTTCTTCACGCGACCAAAGAAGTCGGCGTTAAGACAGAAGCCTAATATCTGTTTATCTATCGATGTAGTTTCGTAGGTAGTCATCTCTTTCGTCCTTTGTCATGTTCTTAAAGTCACGGGGTAATACCATGAGTTTGGTTGGAACTATTCTACACAGGGTTTTTACCATGTCAACCGCCTTGTCAGTTGCGTCTTTGTCAAGCGCAACAAATACTCTGGGGTATTTAGCTAGATGTTGTATGTGGTCATCTAACAAATTTGTACCTAAGATTCCCACCCCCGCGATAACACCGCTAACACTGCAAGCACTAGCAGCATCTTCGACAACACAGGCACCACGTTCTCCATTGCCAGAAACAAAAGGATATCTACTATTTCCATACCGATACCATTTTGGACTCCTTCCATCCATTGCTCTACCTACCGCATCAACAACCTTTTTGCCATCCTTGACAATAAAGACGACACGGTTTCTTTTGAAATCATAACGAATGTCTGCACGACCTGACAAGTACGCATCGTAAGCATGTACAGATCGAACATAAAGTTCCGCATCTAAGTTACGGGAAAGACTAACAAAAGTATCCGGCAACTCGTAAGTGTTACTAGTACGGGGAACAGGCGCATTAGCCTGTGACCTAGAGAGGGCATGTTTCGCAAACTCTTTGGTCAGAGTAACACCTGTGCGACCCGACACATTGCAGTCAGCGTGAAAACAATACCACAGTCGTTGCAGTCCGTCATCACTTACGCTAAACGTATTCTTTCTGGCACACACAGGACAGTCGGATCGGTAACGACCCAACGGCTGAATATCCAGTGACTCTACATAGCCTTGTAACCAAGATGGTGATTTCATGTCCATATCGATAACACAACAGATAAAATCATGTCAACCACGTTTTTTAGTTGACGGCTATTGACAGGGTGTGCTACCTATTACATAACCTAACCCTTAAGGGAAACCCCACTATGAAAGTATATAATAAAATCAACCCCATAGCAAAGATACTAAGGGATAAGAAATACCAAAAACAAGTTATCCCCAATAGGAAAAAGGATAACCTAGATAAACTATCAAAGAAGGATGCACGGGATGCCAAGACCAAACAAGATACTTGAACCTACCAAGACTTACAATCTGTTGATGAAGGAAGAACAGTTTGACAAACTTGCTTACGTTGCACACCAAATGCAAAAGAAAGCACTAGAACAGGTTGCAGTCGCTGACCTAATCAGAGAAGCACTGGACATATATGTGGAAGCTTACGAGGAAGAACATGGAATCATTGAAAACCCAAAAACTTGAATTGGAAATTGTTAGGCGTGGATGGGATGATCGGTGGACTGTCAACACACCAGTATCATCTGTTCGCATTGGGGAGACAAACAGGGACACGGTAAAGAAGAAAGACTGTGTAGATTACTTGCGGCTCGTTACAATTTTTATTGGAAAAAGTGAAAATGAATGTCGTTTGTGGGTTGACAGACATAAACATGCTTTGGTAAAACTTAGGACACCTTACGAAGTAGCTTAGTAGTAAGGTTGAACAAGAGGAGTGGTTACCTCTTGTCCTTTCGTTGGTTGGTTGAAGAGCGGGGCTGGATTAATTTCTAGTCCCGTTTCTTTTTGTGTTGACAGGGTAGTTTGTTTCCTATATCGGTTACTTATCAACTGGCAAAAAGGAGACAACCAATGCCAAAATTTGAAGTAACCAGAAGTTACTCAGTGTCTTGTGTGACCACAGTTGAGGCTGACACATATGAACATGCAGAGGAAGTAGCTTTAAATTCTGAGGACGTATACTGGAAAGAGTATGACGGTGACTATGACGCAGAAATTACAGTGGAGCAAGTCGATGACGTTTGATCCAAACAAAACTTACACTGTGCATGTATGGGATATGCCTATATGTGTAGTGGATGACGAAACAGAAGATTACATCCGTAATAAGGATGGAACTGTAAAACTGTTTTATATACCTAACTACGATTCTTCATACCTTTGTGATGGCATCGATGTAGATGACCTGCGGGAGATAACCGATGACAAATGAAAAGACGCTAAAGATGTATGAACCCCCGATGCTAACGGCAACCGAAGCCAACGCATTGATGGTGATGTTGGAAAACGACATGGAAATGTGCTTTCAGTTTGATGCTCTTGACCTTGACGATTGGGAAAACCTAGATTTGGCTGCGTACAAAATAAAAGCATTCCACAAGTTCAAGACATGGTATCACTCACAGTTTAAGCACAGGGATATCTACGAGGAGAAAGACAGTGGGTAAAATGAGCGACTGGTCAATCCAGCTAGAGGAAGACTTCTGGGACGTAGCAAACAAGGTAATTGGTGGCTGCGAATACTTGGGGCAGTTTATGCAAGAGATGGAACCCCACCGCGACTGGCTGGGAACCCGTGACAAAAACGAGTACGCTGACATGTTACGGGAAGCGTGGGACAACTACTGGAGTGACAAACAATGAACACTAAAGAAACAGATTGTGAATGTGGATTGACACAAGAAGGTGTATGGAGCGAAGAATTATTTGACCGGTATGGTTGTGAGTGTGACAACATGACAAATCCCCCACGCCAAAACCTTGACAAATCGCCCACGCTAAAACGAGACAAACCAACCACGCTAAACCCTAAGTACAAGTGTGATACCTGCGGCGAACCCGCGATGGTGGTTGAGATGGACAAGTTCTTTTCCTGTCTAGAATGTTACCTAGAAAGATTGCGCGATAAATTAAAAGTACTTGACCGCGCCAAAAACTACCATTAAAAGCAAACCAACCTAAACCAACTAAGGAAACCAAACCAATGGAACATCTTAACAGCTACCAAAAGTTAGATTGGATAAGCTTTGCAATACAAGAGGCCATGAACGGTAATAGTGGCGAACTTGACATGGCACTGTTACTTGTTGAACAATTGCGAGAAAATGAAACCAACAAGGAAACCAACCTATGAAAAAGCGAATCCACATAAACCAACATGTAATCCGTTCTAATAAAAAGAATGGAACAAACGATCCCGTAATTACTATTAAGACTAGTAAAGACAATATTTACGCACATAGCGTCGAAATTTACGGGCAGTCACGGGTTGTCTATTCACCAGATAAACCGCTATCGTGTGGGGCTAAAGTATGGATAGAAACTGATGCTCCAATTGGCGTTAATATGGGGGATGTGTACTGATGAAAAAAGCAGATATAAACAAACCCGCTTCAACAATGTATCCTAAATCAGTTAAGCTATTATCTGATTATCCGCATTCAGTCTTGAAGCAATCTAAAAACGGTAAACTATCTAAAGACCGTTTGCCCGTAATTAAAAAAGGTAAATTCAAAGGCTATGTAATCTATACTTTGACCTTAGAAGAACGGGCAACGTGTCCCCGTTATTGTCACCATTGGGACGACTGTTATGGGAATAATATGATGTTCGCGCATCGTATAGAACACGGGCCAGAACTTGAAAAAAGAATAGCAAGTGAAGTTGGAGAATTGTGCGGTACTTATCGCGGGGTGATTATCCGGCTTCATGTATTGGGCGATTTCTATTCTGAAATGTATGTGATGCTTTGGGGGCAGTTATTAGCTAAATATAGTAATTTGGCTATTTGGGGATTTACCGGTCATTCACCTAAAAGTTTAATAGGAAAAACTATAGGATGGGTTCGGGCTAAGTTTAGTGACCGTTTCGCTGTCCGTTTCAGTAATGCACCTGATTATAAATTTAGCGCAAATAGTGCTGACCTATTCAAGCCAGAAAAGAATAAATCTGTAATCTGTCCAGAACAAACGGGCGCGACTGAATCCTGTGCAACCTGTACGATTTGTTGGGCGGCAAAAGATATGCAAGTTTTATTTATGACGCACTAATGACAAACGATGCGACGCTAAAAATTGGGCTGTCATGCCAGATTGGTTTGTTGGTTTTACCACTGGCGGGGGCAGTATCGGGCAAGTTGAGACGCGGGGCTTGTCCAAATGGGGCGGGGCGGGATCAGATTTCCCGCTCCGTTTTTATCCCTTGACCGATTCGGCGGGGGGTGCAATAACTATCTGGCGGGGTTGTCCCGCTAACCACAAAGGAAGGAACATTTAACCATGTTCGATTTAATAGAAGTAAACACAGACTTAAACGTTATTGAACATAACGACCCATCAAACATTGAATTGTTTACCCGTCGCGGCAGTGTCCGGCGGGTGCCAATCGAAGCAATCACGACTAGGAATGCTGATAGTCCTGATTTGATAGAAGTATGCGAACCCGTACCAATGCCCGAATATTCAGCCCTACAAAATACCGCATCCGGTGCAATCCTGAACACTAGGCCAATTGGTAAGACTTACAATCTGGTTCCGCATGATAAGCTTTTCCGTCGTCAGGCTGAATTGCTGCAAGAGACTGACTTGCCCTTGTCGAATGTAAAGGTAATTGATCGGGTGTATAACGACGGGCTGCGAGCGCATCGAACAATCCACTTTAACGACCTACAAACCACAGTCGGGGATTCGTCGGATTCGGTCAATTGCCGGATGGACGTTTTTAACTCCGTCGACATGTCATGGTCTTTTCAGGTGTTCTCCGGTGCCTATCGTGACCTTTGCCGCAATACGCTAGTGTTTGGTGGTGAGAAGGCCTACCATCAAAAGGCAAAACACACTAAGAACTTGTCCCCAGATGCATTGATTAGCAAGGCGGGTGGCAGTCTGGAAATGTGGACAGGCCAGCGAGATAAGATGAACTTGTGGGCTGGTGCCAAGTTTACAGATGAGGCCTTTGCCGAATTGCTGGCTAAATCCATCTGTTACAAATCCAGTCGAACAGTTGAGGCGGGGCAGGGTAACCCCGTGAATGAACGGCTAATGAATAACTTGCTTTATTTGTTCGACAAGGAAAAGCAAGAATTGGGTCAAACCATGTGGGCGGCATATAATGCTTTAACCCATTGGGCGACCCATACGAACGAGGAATGGACAGACCCAAAAACGGGCAAGGGTTACCAGTCTGGACGAACAACCCAGAACGTTGCCAACGTCCAACGAACCCGCAACGACATGGTGCGAACTGTTCTAGAAAGCCCTTGTTGGACATGGGCAGAAGAAAGGGCAGCAGCATAAATGGAAGCGATACTTTTATTATATCGGTCTGCGGTGCTGATATTTCTCATCCTTTTAATATCCGCATTTCTACAATTTTAATCAACGGGCATAGCCCAGAAAGAAACAAACCAATGACTAATATTCCATCAAACCTTGTAAGTGAACTGATGACCCTTGCCGATAAGTTCGAGGAATACTACCGGCAGGACGAGCGGCAGAAGGTTTTAACCCAATTATCGGAAGAATTGTTTGCCGATAAGAACGGGGAAAAGACACGCTTGGCGGCGAAATCTGTCCGGCAGCGGCGGGGCTTTCATGCTAATAGTAAGCTTGGCAAGCTTTACCGGTGCCTTGCCCGTCGCACTTATGCGGTGACCAAAAACACGCTTATCCGTGAAACTGGAATGACTGTTGGGTCAGTTTATACAGGCATTAGGACGCTACGGGGAAAGGGTTATGAGATTGAAACCGTATTTCGTAAGGGTGCCAAGTCAGCATACAAACTGGTTGCATAGTCTGAAAGCATAGTGTAACAATGATGGGGACGGGGCAGCTTGTCCCCATTAACTTGTAAGAAGGAAACAAACCAATGATTAAATCAACCCTCAACATCAACGACGAAACCTTTAATGATGATGAAGCAAAGAAGCTTGTTGTTATGACTACCAGCGAACAGGCGATTATATTGGGGCAGGTTGAAGCCCTCGAATATCAGATTAAAGGCTTAAAGGAACTATTGCGCGGTTGCGGCTTTGACCATTATACATTCTGCACCGATTCCCCGCGCACCGTTGCAAGGCTCCAGTTAACCTACAAGCCAGAAACAAACGACTAGTTTTAACTCTTACCTCCCTGAACTTGACCCGCTTGGCTAGTCCGGCGGGTTCTTTTTTTGCCTATCGTCTGAATGTATCCAAGCGGGTTGAATTGGCGGGATAATATGCGGGTTGGGTGTGGTGGTATTGCAACGCAAATCTAACAACGATCTGTCAACTAAAATAATTAAAGGTATGACAAATCATGCAACGCGGGCGGGTGTGCGGGCATGTTATCCCGTTAGGATATATGGCGGGGTTGTTTTTGGGTGCAATCCGGCGGGGTGTCGACCTTGGCAAAGTTCTTTGGGAAACGTAAAAAGATAAATAAATACAACGCGCGGGCGTACGCGAGGGCCACCCCACCCCCCCGGCATATGCTAGTAAATGCCCGACAGATTTTATGGCGTGTAGGTTATCGATATGACTAAAAAACAACTCCTTTGGGGGTACCCCTATGGGAGTATAGCGGGGTTCCCCAAAAGAAACCCCCTACGCACAGACGAAGGGGGGTGGTGTGGGTGTATTTCCCGGCAGGACTTAGTCCCATTGTACAGTCGATATGCGGTTTTGTCAAGAAAAAAGCCCCGGACTGCCCCGTTTTTATTTTTATTGTTGACTTGCAGGTATATAATCGGTATACTTGGGTTGTGGGGCTAGATAAATCTAGCACATCCCGACAATTTTCCTCTTGACTTGTACCAACAGGGCGATGTAGGCTAATTAATCGGTCCCACATCTATTAAAAAAGAAAAATCCCATGTTTGAAGCATCCCTACTCGTTTGTTTAGCCGTTTCTCCCGAAACGTGTAAGCAATTAAACGACACAAAAGGTCCATACCCTACAGAAAATGAATGTAAAGCCCGTGTAGACGAAATGGCAACATTTGCTACAGAAGCTAACCTGTTTGAATTGGACATCAAGTGGAAATGTAAGGGTGCAGACGGACTGAAAGTCAGGTTTTATGAACCTTCTACCTCAACAAAAACAAAAAGACCGACAGCTTACCCCACAACAGAACCATTTCTTAGAACTTCTCTTTGAAAATGGTGGTCAGGTCACCGCAGCAGCGGTGGATGCAGGGTACTCACGAGGTTCAGCCGCTTGGTTGAAGTCCACCCTTGCCGATGAGATCATTGAACGCACAAAAACCATCCTAGCTACCAACGCAATGAAGGCAGCTAACCGCGTGATCTCAACGATAGACAACCCCGCCCCAGAACGAGGTGACGATCTGCGCCTCAAAGCAGCCGAATCACTCCTCAACCGTGTCGGTGTAGCAAAACAGGAACAAATCAACCACAATGTAACCGCAATACACGGAGTAGTCCTGCTACCCCCTAAGAAAGAGGTCGTGATCGATGGATAAATTTATGAAGGGGCCGTTTCTCGAATCCCTACACAAAAATAAAGCTGAAGCTATGAGTCTTTTAAAAAAAGGTGGGCTTAGTTCTGCAGATACGAAACAATTAGGCAGAGACATTTTTGATATTCAAAAAATGATAGATGAAATTGAAACAGGCAGCACTAGAAAACAGGCACTAGGTGGGGCTATAAAATCTATCAAAAAGAAAAGAAAACCTAAATTGCATCGTGGCGGTAAAGTTCACAGGGGTCGCACCGCAAACGGAAAGAAGGATTAGAGATCGATGGGAATGTTTGATAGAATGACAAGTATGTTCAACCCGGACAGCGTATTCAAAAAAGAAGACGGAAGTTTGATTCCGTTGAACGATGCCCGTCGTATCGTTTTACGACAGGCTACAGAGGCTGGCATGGATGACGTAGAAGGTGGGGAGTTCGCACGTAACAAACTAAAGCGACTAGGTTACAAGATGAAGGACATCCGTAACCAAACTCGCCCTGCAGCAAGTAGCGTAGAAAAAGACTAGACGTATGGCTGAAGCCGCACCGAAGCGTACCTACAATCTATCTACCGCTGAACGTGCGCGAAGAGCAGCCCAGAAACGGTTGCGTGACGCAAAGAAGAAAGCACAACAAGCCACAAAGAAGGCTGAGACAAAACGAAAGAAAGCCCGTGATCTTGAAAGCACTATTGGACGAGTTGAAAAAGCTATCAAGGGAGCAGACACAACAGTCGTTGACATGGGAGATATCTCCGTTCTACCCCCGTCCGTTTCCGATCTTGTGGGGGATTCCGAAGTTGTATTCCAAGCTAATCCCGGACCTCAAGAGGAGTTTCTTTCGGCGGGTGAAAGAGACGTTCTTTACGGTGGAGCGGCTGGTGGCGGTAAATCGTTTGCTTTACTTGCTGATCCCCTACGGTATTGCCATAACCCCAATCATAGGGGTCTTCTTCTCAGGCGCACCCTTGACGAACTAACAGAACTAATTGACAAGTCCCGTCAGCTTTACACAAAGGCGTTTCCCGGAGCAAAGTTCCGCGAATCAAAATCAACGTGGCACTTCCCATCCGGGGCCACGATCTGGTTTACCTACTTAGACAGAGATAAAGATGTTACCAGATTTCAGGGTCAGGCATTTAACTGGATAGGCATTGATGAGATTACCCAGTACCCTACACCATACGTGTGGGACTATTTGCGTTCTAGGCTTCGTGCCACCGATCCTGAACTTCAAGAACACCTGTACATGCGTTGCACAGCCAACCCCGGAGGCGTAGGTGGCTGGTGGGTCAAGAAGATGTACATCGACGGCACTCCCGAAAACAAAGCATTCCCTGCTTTTGACCTAGACACTCACAAGACGTTTGTCTGGCCTAGTGGTCACAAAAAGGCAGGTCAGCCGCTCTTCTTCCGAAAGTTTGTTCCGGCGCGGTTGACAGATAATCCCCACCTCATGGCTGACGGTCAATACGAGGCTATGTTGCGTTCGCTCCCAGATGTCGAACGGAAGAGACTTCTCGAAGGGGATTGGGATGTGGCAGAGGGAGCA